GAAAGTCAATAATCGACCGCCGGTAGCGTCCTGCACCACAAAGATCGAACCGCTTTGCCCTGCCGTCAAGTTGCTGGGGTTGGCCAGCGTGCAAGATGCCGTGTTTTCAAGCGTCAAAGCAAAGTTATTTGCCGTCGCAAAATCAAGCGTTTCGGTCGTGTCACCTGAAGCAACCGTGATTGCCGAAATGCTGCCGCGTTGTGCCTTGGTGAAGGTCTGAGCTACAGCAAGACCAGCCGCCGTGGTCGTTGCATCAGGAAGCGTGAAAGTGCGGTCCGCCGTCGGATCAGTTACCGCCAGCGTGGTCTCAAAGTCGTTGGCAGTAGCACCCTCAAAGACCACCGATCCAGCGGTGCCGATGTTCAACGCACCAGTGAGGGTGCCGCCAGCCAATGCCAAGTAGGTGCTGTTAGCAGTGGCGCTGCTCAGCAGGCCGAAGTTGGTGGCGCTGTAATCGCCAACGGTTACCCATCCATCATTCGCAGCATTGCGAATCTTGATCAGGGTGTTATTGGTGTCAACCCACCACTGAAAAGCAAACGTAGTAGACGGCTCAGTGCTACTGCTGTTATTGCTTACAATCGCCGCAAGGGCGTTGTTTAAGTCTGAACGAAAACTCGCACCATCCTGGTTGGCTAAGTTGTAATCGTGCGTTGCCACAGCCGCTTACTCAGACTTTTGGCTCACTTTAGCCTGCCTTGCCATAGCCCACAGCAGACCAATTGAAGTTGCGGTCAATGCCTGTGTCTGACGAGTTATAGAAGTTGACCGTAAAGCCAGTGGCCGAAACACTTGATACGGTGAAGTAATCACCACTTTGCATGTTTTGAGCCGTAATGCCAACGCTGGGCAACTTGCTGTTGCTTCCTAACAAGCTGGCAGTGCCAACAAAGAAAGCATTGTCAAAAGTAATGGCTTTTGCACCCGTGCCACTGGCAACCGCTTCTTCACTGGATTCAGTGCGTCGTTCCAGCTCTGCGACATAGCCAAGCTCATCAACAAGAATGTTTTGGGCTGTATCGGTGCTTGTCATTTCAGCTTTGAACTGGAATGCGCGAGCCTTAAAGGTGCCGTTACTGAACTCAGTCCAGTCGCCCCAAGTCGGAGTGCCACTAGGGTCGTCATCAGTGCGGCGCACATAAAGCTTGGCATTGACCTTGTCGGCAACGTCGCCGTCAAATTTGCCCCAGGTATCAATGTTGTCCGTTTTTTCATCAATTAGGTCATCTGGGTAGAAACCACGAGTAACAAATCGACGCTTAAGGTCAAGCGAGAAAACGTTTTCTAAATCAAGAGTATTGACGAACTCATACTCACCGTCCGCTTCAGTGTCACCCAGCGTGTCAAGTTTGCCCCAATCGTCGATGTCCTCCGTTTTGTCGTCAATGTCAGCCGTACTAGCCAGCGTCAAGGCGTCATACTCGTCGCTATAGAAACAATCAGTCCGCTGCCCCTGGAATGGTGGTGAATCCTGATCTTCGCGGCGAGACTGCAATAGCAGCTTGTTCCGCGTCTCCGGCAGGTCAATAATGACGCTGGTTTCATCAGCACTTAGGCGGCCACCATCGTCTGCAAACTTGACGAGGATTTCGCCCTCAATCAGCGAGATTTTGGCGCTAGTTGAGTTGCCAGCAATTGCCTCAATTAGATCGACGGAGTTAGACCACGTTGCTGTGCCATCAGTTTTACTGGAATGACGGATGTAAACCTTGCCGCCGTGCTTGACATCAAGGTCAACGGTTTCATCCCATTTCAGCGTGCCTTCCTTATCGCTGGTAGCCTCAAACTGCAGGTTTTGAACGTTGCCAGGAACAGCAGTCTTACCTACAGCGTTAAACGTCAGATTGGTAAAGTCTGAGGATTGACGGCCTAGCGAGTTAATGCTGTAAATCTCAATTGTGTATTTGCCTGCTCTAGTGTTAAGAATTTCGTGGTCGGTTTTAACGACAACGGCTGATTCCCAGTTTTCGTTATCACGTCGATACCTAACTTTGTACTGAGGCACGCCTTTTACGGCGGACCAACTAACAACAATTTTGACTTGTGCCTTGTCGTTTTCGGCATAGAACTTTTCTTCCGCCTTAGGGCTTGTAGGCGGATTAGGTATTGGGTTGAGGTTGGTGATCGTTCGGGTAGACAACGTGTCACCACGTTCGACATACGCATACTTGCTGGCGTTGTATGACAGCGCCGTAATTTCGTAAAGATGCTCCTGTTTTTCTTTGACAGTTAAAACACGGAATTTTTGTGTTTCTACAGAGCTGGTTTCAATAACCCAAACGCTGTTCTTATTTGGCCGGGTCGTCCAGTCGCCGTCAACCGTAATCAGCGTGCCAGTGCGGTCGGTGATGTCTTTGGTTTCAACGCTGCCATCAGGCAACATCACGCTCAATGTCGCGTTGTCTTCCGGCAGGCCAGTGGCATCGTCAACGTTGATGGTGTTGTCACCTGCGCCTGCAATACGGCCACCAAAACGAACGCCAGCCCTGACAGGATCTTGGATGTCAATGACATTGCCAGGCCGTACTAGTACGCCAGCCTCGATTGAAGCAGTAAAGCTGACAACATCAGTCTCGTTCTGCTCGCTATACAGAATCCATGTGCCGAGACGATGGGCTTGACCGCGTGATGTACAAGCAAATGCTTTGACCTGGGTTGCCACCCAGCCATATTTTTCAATGGCATCACGGTCCTCGACTAGCTCGTAGTTTTGTTCCCTAGTTTCAAGGTCGAGGTAGCTGACGATGGCAACCGTGTGGCGCGTTTTGAGGTCGCTGCCTGCATAGCTGAAACCAGGTTCCAGAACGTTGGAACGGTTAAACAGGTAAGTCGAATCAGTTGGCTTGTCTTGCGAAAGCGTCAGCGATCCGGTTGACCAAAACGGCTGCGCACGCATAACGCTGCACAGGTCATTGACGAGCTTGTAAGCCTCGTACTGGTTCTGGATTAGGACGTTGCAGCTAAAACGAGCTTCTTCGCCGCCTTGGCCATCATCGACAAGCTCATTGGCGTGCTTACTAGCAGCTAAAAACGCAAACTTATCAAGCTGTGCTTCTGCAACGTGATCACCAAATCCATAGCGTTTGTTTATCAACAGGTCATACAAAATCCAGGCCGGACATGTAGTCCACTGTGCAGCGCCAAAGGTGCCAGTCCAGGTGCCGCTATATGTCAACCTGCCGGTAGCAGAATCGACCGTTGCATTATTTGGAATTTTAACTTTGATGCCGCGAATGCGATAAGCGCGAGCAGGAATGCTGTTGAACTGTTCAGCGGAAAAACGAATGCCAGCTAAAGCGCTGTTTGGGTAGCGCAGTTTCTTGTAAATAATTTCGGTGTAACTGCTCCAAAAAGTTGGGCTTACGTTGGTGTCACTGCTATCTGCCGAAACGCGAGTAACGCGAACATCGACAGGAAAATCACCATCAAGGGTGATCAAATAATCCCGCTCATACTTATCAGCAGTACGACCATTGATGTCGGCATCTTTAACCTTGGTGTAACCACCACCGTTGTACTGAACCTCAATATCAAGGCTGACGCTGGTGCCAAGTACGTCGCCCTGCGCGTTTGATGCTTCTAAACGCGGTATTGCAATACTGACCCGAACTGCATCGACATTGGTGTCAGTAATTTGACGGGTAACTGGCGTAGCCTGAACAACCTCAACGTTGACAGACTTAATGTCTTCAACAGCATCAAAACCGTCAACATACTCTTGAGAGTTAGTGCCGTACCTTGTTTTTACAGTGACGCCTTTAAAGTTGTAATCACTCTCGCTTAAATTGGTTACATCTGCCCCAGAGCGAAGAATTGGCGTATCAGTTAAAAATACGTCTTTAAGTAAAGCCTTGTTGTAATTATCAGTTCCTCGTGTGTAGTCACGTGCAGAAGGGAAACCTTCAATCTCGCCTTCACTAATTAGGTCAAGAAGACTGGCGTGTGCGCTAGACGCAAGGTTGTCAGCCTGACGAGTTGGCGTGCGAACAGCAGGAGGCGCTGATTGCTGTACAACAACTGTTTGCTGAACAACTGTTTGGCCGCCACCACCACCGCCGCCACCGCCGGCACCAATGATCTGCTTCTGTTCTTTTTCAGCCATCGTCAGATCGTGTCAACGTCGATGCCAGCAGAAATAACCACCGAGCCAACGATGGTTTCGCCATAAACCAAGGGTACGGGCAAACCCATGCGAGAGGTATTTTGTATCCCGCTAAAGCTGTAGGACTCTTGCGGGTCCATCTCAGTTCCCTCCGTTGTTGTTTGACGAAAACCGCCTGTAGTTGAAGCGGGTCCAACTTGGCCAATCTGCGGTGTAGGCGAAAGCAATTGCGAAACGCCACCCAGAATCAAGGCTGCACCAACAGCGCCAATTGCAACGGCTGCGCTAGCACCAAGAACAAAACCTGTTGTTGCAGTAGCACCTAATGCGCCAGCCGTAGTGCCAAACGCTGAAGCACCAAGGCCAAGGAAACCACCTGCCGCAGGGCCGGCAACGATCGCAAATGCAACCAGCGCAACACCGGCCAAAATCTTGCCAGTGCCACCACCAGCTCCACCAAGCACAGGCACAATTTTGATGGTCTGACTAGCGGGATAGTGGATTTCGTCTAGCGCGGAATCGTGGCCATCAACAATTACCTTGTAATACTGATCGGCCATGTGCCGCTCAAGGCCAGGGAAATTGGCCAACAGCATGCGCACTGCTTCACCAGCGTTGCTGATTTCAGCCAAAAACTTACGCTGACCGACAAACTTGGCCAGAGGGCCGTAGAGCCTAACTTCTTTTTCCATGGCGCAGCACCCGTCCCGTGCATTTTAGAAGCCACTCGCCCAATAAATCTCGACTGCTCAAGCGGCCACGCAAATGATGCAACACCATTTGATCGCCAATGTAAACACCAACATGGTTGAGCTTGTTTGAGTCAATGGCCATCAACATGGCATCACCGGTCTGCATATCCTTGATGTCTATTTCGTAAAACCCAGCTTCTTCCCAACAACCATCAAACATGGGATTGGCGTTGAACTCATCAGGCGTTAACGGGCGATCCCAATCAGGTAACTCAAGGCCCTGCTCGCCATACCAATCACGCACCAAGGTCCAGCAGTCAGACACGCCCCACACCCACTGCCGGCCAATTAACGGTGCTTTGTAGCCCTCAGGTTGGCACTGCCCCCAAGTTTCAGTCTTGGGATTGACGATGTACCACGGCAGACCAGACTTTTCGCAAGCAACACGATCAGCTTCGCTAGCAATCGGCGGCGTAACAGGATGACTGTGAATGACTGCTACGACTTCACCCTTGTCTTCAGCGGCAGCGTAGTCGACTGGATCGAGTATGAAAAACTCCGTAGTCTCAGCCAAGTTTTTACATGGCCAATACCGCTCGCGACCCTTAGCGACGATGAGCAAACCGCATGACTCACGCGGATCTTCCGCTTTTGCGTGTTCCAGTGCTTTTGCTTTAGCGGCTGCCTTCATCCGTTAAATGCGCCAATGCCTGGGAATGCCCCAAACGGTAGTGGGTTGTTAGCACCAAACCTAGCTTCGCAGCTACTTAGCTTTTTGCCACACACGTCATCAGCTACATCATCAACTGATTCGTCATTTTCGTTGAAATAATCTGTGCCGCTGTAGCCACACTCAGAACTTTTATAAATCCAAGGGCAAAGGTTTTGACTGCAGTGACGCTTTGGCGCACGAACACCAGCAAGGTCAAAAACAGCGGCCAACTCAAAGACAACTGAAGCTCTGTCTTCACTTACTTTGCGGGCTACATAGTAAATTTCTTTCGGAAATTCCGCCGTTGTATCTGGCGTTCCAAAAGGATTGTCACCATCAAAATTGGCGTTATCGATGTAGCGAACAAGGGTGCGAATGCGGGTGAATTTTGCACCCGTCAAATCATTGCCTGCCGTCGTTGTATTGACATCCAGCAAAATGGCACTGATAGCACCAAGCAGGTTTGACACGGTGATAGTGGGCCGTGGCAGTGTCCCGCTCTCAGCGTTGTACTCAAAACCTTCTACTTTGATGGGCAGTTTTGTGTAAGCATTACCGTTCCAGATAATGTCTTGTGCGCCAGACCCTACGTCGTTAATGCCTGCATGGAACCTGTAAGTAGTTGACGAGCCATGCAAAGCATTTGACAGCTCAAGCTCAAATAGCTCAATAATGCTGCTTGGATTGATGCTTTGTAGCTCAGAAACAGGAATAGCCATTACGGTTCAAATACCTGCTCAAACGTGGCTGAAATCTTGTTGACGTTGGCGTACTGATGCGTGCGCGTCCAGCTACGGCAAATCCATTTATAAGACGTAGTTTCGTCTATTGGCGTCCAATCGAAGCTTGCAGCATCTTCCGCACGAGCATCAAAAAACGCTTCAATAGCATCGGCGTCAGCATTGCTGCTTGCAGTCCACTGCAGATCCCAAACCTTGGGATTCATGTGCGACGGAATGCCATACAGCAGGCGTTGTTGATAGCCATCACCAAATTGCACAATTCGAGTATTGGGCTGTGATTTTTTGACAGCGCCAAAATCAGGCGTAGTTCCGCCCGTGCTGGTGCCAACAGTGGAATCGTCGAAAGTAGCCATTACGCGAGCAAGCCTCCAGGACGCTTCTGGCGGATAAGTTCTTGACGCACTGCAACGCCAATTGCTTCACCAAGTTTATTGGCTTGCTGGCTGTTGCCTTCTGCGCTGCTGCCAGTTGCATCGACGTTGACGACAACGTTGCCAACACCCTTGCCCCCGTTCTTCATCGTGACAGGAATAGAACGGCCATCAGGGAGCGGCACGTAAGCCTCTGGGGTGCTGCCTTCGCCAAACATGGCTAGCTGCGGGCTGTTAGCGACGCCTCCCCGTGCGTACTTTTTGAGCGGGAATGCACCGTCATTGCTCATGATGCCGCCCATAGCGAATAAGCCAGGGAACAGACCCTTGACGGCTGATCTCATGCTCATCTGAATGATCAATTGAGCCATGTCCTTAAGGAGGCCGCCAAGAATATCTTTGAAAGATTTTGCCTTGGAAAACAAATCAATAAACGCATTTGACATGCCATCGGCAAAAGTGAGAACAACGGCTTGACCAATTTTTTCTGCTTCAGTCAGTTCCTTATTTAAATCTCTTTGCTTTTTAGAAAGCTGACCAAGCTCCCTTTTTTCATCCTTCCGCAATCGCAAAATCCGCTGGCGCAGAGTTTCTTCACCTTTCAAGGTGTTGATCTTTGCGGTATTGAAATCAATTTCTTTTGCGTTGAAACGCTCAGCGTTTTGCTGAACCGTCATTTCGTAATCAATCAGCGCAACAGCTAAATTGTTGCGATCTTGAGCGGCTTGATTTCTACGCTCTGCCAAGGCAAGCATTTCTTCGCTTGAAGTTCGCATCTTTTTCTTCTTGCCATCTTCGTCATCTTCACCGCCAGTTGGCAGAGGCTTGTCACCCAAACCCGTACCAAATTTGAAATCAAAGCCTTGACCAAATAAATCTTCAACGGTGTACTTATCTTCGCCTGCGCCAGCTGCACCAAAAATTGCTTTTCTTAATTGATTTGCTAATGCAACGCCAGGGTTGTATTGCATCAAGTCGTATAGACGCTTGATCATTCGGGCAAACGCGCCACCGATTTTTGTAAAAACAAGCGCAATATTTCGACCAGCATTTACCCAGCTAGTTACATATTCCTTGACTATGCGATCATTGCGTTTCAGCCAATTAAGTGTATCTGTTGTACTGTCCTGCAGAAAAGCGCCAACTTTCTGGAAGAAACCTCCATAACTAACAATTGCTGCGGTTAACGCAACTTCCAACCGTTTGCCGGCGTTTTCAGGCGCTGTAGCAAGCTGCTCGACACTTACTGCATAACGATCTGAAAGCTCTTGAGCAAAGGTCAGAAAGTCTTCCAAACTTACTTTGCCGTCTTCAAGCGCCTTATCAAGTTGCGCTGGCGTCTTGCCGATCGATTGGGCAAAGATCGTAAATGCACCCGGCAAACGTTCACCGATCTGCTGGCGGAGTTCCTCGGCGCTTACCTTGCCTTTCGAAAAGACTTGGCTAGTTGCAACCAGTGCTGAGTTGAGATCTTCGGCGCTACCACCAGTTGCAATGATTGCTGCCGAGATACCGTTGAAAACTTTTGTGGTGTCTTCAGTGGTAAGACCTGCACCACGAACACTGGCTTTCAACCGTGTGTACTGCCTAGTCGCCTGATCAAGGGGCAAAAGAAATGTTTTTTGTGCTGCGGCAACTGCATCAGTGCTTTTCTTGTAATCATCAAGATCGTCGCTGACCCCAGCTAACGCAATCTGAAAACGTTTGATATCAGCAACCTGTTCTGCTGCTTGACCAGCAAATCTTCTAACTGGAGCAACAACAGTGCTACCAATTGCTGCGCCTGCCAATGGCATGCCAAACGGCAAACCTGCAGCAGCGCCTAGCAGGGCTTCAGGCCCTAGCAAACCAGCAGAACCGACTGCAGCCAGCGCACCACCTGCCCCGCCAGTACGACGACGACCCTGAGCCTTTGAAGCTTGACGCTCAAAGCGTTGAGCCTCTCTAGTTGCTTCTTTAAATTCCCTGCTAGTTACATCAACGCTATTGGCCAGTTCACGCCAAGCGCGGCTGTAATCATTCAGCGCATTGATGCTTTTTGTTTTGATTTGATTGTCATTATTTCTAAGGGTTGTCGCAAGATCTTTGAACTTTTTATTTGATACGACAGAACGCGACGCAACATCATTCAACTTTGCGCTTAGCTGATTCAGCGCAACATCACCTTCTTTTTTGATCCTCAGCCTGATCTCAGAAGTGATGCTCATTTCCGTTCCGCGTTCAGGATTGACAGCGCTGTCGTTTCCATGACCTGTACGCCCTCAAATAAAGCGACAGGATCCTTGACTGAATACAGCTTACAGAGCCATTCAAGACTCGGGTAGTTCAATCCCGTAAGCCCGGCCATGCTCGTATTCCACTGCGTTGACATTCGAATAAACATCAACACTGTTTCCCAATTCTCTTCCCAAACCTCACAGTCTTGCTCAACAGCCTCCAGACGGGCTGCAGCGATCTGCTCGGGACTCGCACCCAATGCCTTTAAATCAGCCTCTCTCTCGTCAACTACGCCGCCCTTGGCCCAGTACCTAGCGGCGTCTTTTAGTTTTTTGCGGCAGCTCCAGTGACGCTGTCTGCATAAGCCTGAATCAGGCCACGCAGCACATACGGATCATCGCAAAGCTGCTTTTTGTTTTTCTCGGTAAACGGCACAGGCTTACCAGCCTCGTCATTGATGCCTTCCCAGCCAAGCAAAATCTCGTCAACAAGGGCATCGTCACCCTTATCAACGAGATCATTAAAAGCTGAACGGCTGATCTTCTTAAAGACTGCTTCAAACGCTTGGGTTTCAAACTGGTTGCCGTCAACGGGGACTTCAACCTTGACTTCCCATTTGTAGGAAGCAGTCTTCTTGAGGACGAATGCCACGCAGAATCAGGTGAAAGCTAGCGATAGCTCGTTGTTTCCAGCCGTGGTTGG